TTTTGCTTGTGACATCATATTTATCCCCTGATTCCATATTATCTATCGCAAAAGCTAAAGCTGGTGCTTGTTTAAATGCAGTAGGGAATGTTATAGTTTTAGCACCTGCACCTGAAACAATATTGTTTTCAGATTGAATCCTATCTTCCATATCTATCGTGACACTTGCCGCAGTTATTTCAGGAGTTGCTGATCCATTAGTTGATGTCATACGAATCCTAAATTTAAAAAATCTAGCTGAATAATCACCTACAACAAAAGTTGTAAAAGAAGTATAAGTTGTACCATCATTAGATGTTGCTACTTGTAATTCTGCTGAACAATTAGATTCCGCATCTCCATCAAATAATCCAGTTTGAGCATCAAAATTCCCACTTATGTTATCAAAGAGCCTATCTCTTGATATAACAGATTGAGTTATACCACCAGTCACATTAGCTTTAAAAGATGAACCTATATCTATTGGTGCATCAAATTCATAAAATCCTTCTGTATCTACATTTTTATTTTGTGTACCACCATCAAAATTATGTGAAGTAATATCATCAAAATCATCTGTCGTATTATCATCAAAAAGTTCAACTGTATCTAAAACTAAAGCTGGAGTGCCATCTTCTTTAGTAATTAAAATTACATCTGTTTTAGTTCCAGCAAAAGTTGGATTCTGTGTTGATGTAGCGACAGCATTAAAATTTCCTATTGAAGTGACTGATGTATAAACGATAGTTGCATTTACACTTGGATTATTTAATTTATCCCTCGCTTTAATAAGATAAGCACCAGTCTTTGCCGCAACAGAAACTGATGTAGCAGGTCTTGCTACTTTTAAAACCAAAGGTACACTGTTCTGCCATGCCGCACCTGAACTTACATTTTGATATCTTAATTCATAATAAGCTAAATCTAAATCTGCCACCGCAGTCCAATTTAAAAAAGCATCTTTACCAACTATATTAATTGATAAGTTTTCTACATCAGCAGGTGGTGCAGTTAAACCTATTACTTCATGTTCTGATGATTCTAAACTTGTACTAAATACTCCATAGATATTTACACCTCTTACTCTTACTTTATAACTAGCTTTATCTATTACATTTAAAAACTCAAATTTTGTTCTTGCGGCTCTACCGATATTTACATAATCATTACTAACAGCATTACCATTAGCATCTTTTGTTTGTTTTATTTCAACTTCATATATTTCAGTAAAATTATCTGTTGCCGCAGTAATATCTATAACAAGTTTTACAATTACAGTACCATCATTATATTCAACTAATTCATCAGATAAAGCTATTGCTTGTGGTGGTGAAACTTGTGTTGCTTTTGGTAAATTAGTTGCTTTACCACTTGAAACAGTTGAGTAATCACTTGTAGAAAAATCATAAACAGCACTTGCTGTTTCTTTAAATTGTGCATCAATTTTTAAACCACCATCTTCATTATCTAAAGCAAAACCCCAATCAATAACTTGATAAGTTTTATTTGACCAACCCATTCTTGAATTAGTTATGTTAACTGTATCTCCTACTTGACAATCAAAAGCACCCATATCAAAAGAAGCTGAAAAAGATATTTGTTGTCTATTTTTTAATAATTGTATTTTTGATAACCTTTGACACATTCTACTTGAATTAGTAAATGGATAATCAAACTCTGCAAATATTCTTTCATTATTATCTTCTGTTTCAAAACTAGAATTAGTTAATATAGGATAATTTTGTGGTTGATAATCATTACTTGGTTCTGAATATAAACCTTTTACTGCATTAAATAATTCTTTTTTACTAACTCTTGTATTAATAGCTAAACCACTTCTTAAATTTTTTTCAGTAAGAGTGACTGTTGGTGTTAAATAAGTTGATGGTATTAATTTAAACTTTCCATTTGTATAAATTAAATATCCACCGCAAGTAGTCATTAAGTTTTCAATAATAACTTTTGGTGTTTGTGCTAATGTAAATGAGCCATTACAAGTAAATCTTTTTTCTGTTCCTGATGGATTAGTGACTGAAACTGATTCATCACAAATATTAGCACTTGCTATAAAGTTAGTATCATTAATTTCATCATCAGTAGTTTGTAATCCATATTTTGTATCTGATAAATAATCTCTAGTACATAAAACTGGGTTATCAGTATGTGTTGTAAAATTAAATTTTTGTGTAGTGCTTCCTGTGACAGAAGTTAAACTGATTGCAGTTCCTGCTTGACAATTAGTAAAATTAGTCGCTAATTTAATTGTGTTAGCATCAACTTTAATTACAAAGTAAGTAGTACCATCAGTTAGACCACCGATAGCAGTATTACCATTTATATCATATTTAGCTCTATCGTGAGTACTTAAACCATGTGAGTTTATAGTAATCGTATTATTTGATGTACTAACTGTTCCTGAAGAAGCAGTAAAACTTGTTGCTCTAGGATCAAAACATTTTTTTCCTTTTATTATAGCAGATAGATTAGGAACACCATTAGGATAAACATCTGAATCAAAACTAAATCTTGCATAAATATATGCTTTACCTTGTATTCTATGATTAGTTGTCCAGTTAGATAATGCTGAAACTAATGTAGCATCAGCAACTTGATCATCATTTCCTAAATGTTTTTTAATTTGTAATTTACCAGCATACTGATCACTACTTGTTGGTGTATAAATAGGAATACCATTAGCATCGTTTGAAGTAGTTTCTAAACTTACTTCATCATCATTTAAGTATATCTCATCAATAGCATCAACTTCGTGTCCTGCCATTACATAAACTATATGTAAAAATTCATTTGTAGCAGATGTAGTTTCAGCAAAAATTATTGTACCACCAACTCTAGTTTCTCCATAAATAATTCTGTATGGTTGAGTAGGTGCTTTAGCTGAAGTCGTGACACCTGTATCAAGATTAGTATTAAAATTTGGGGGATCAATTTTAGGTGCAAGTTTTTGACCTATAACACCACCTATTATAGAAGTACCAACAGAAACTAATGCTTTCATAAAGAAGCTGTTCATATTAGCACCTTTAAATATAGTGCCAACTTGTGGACCTAAAACAACAGCAACAGCAACTACTGCCGCAACTACAACAACAGCTTTTA